TGCGATTAGATAGCCAAAACTACCGCGCCCCACTACTCCAAAGGGTTATCATCTGTAACCTCAACTTTAGCTAAGGTTTCCAAAAAATCTGCCCCAAATGGTTTTACTACTTCGCCGCTTGCGCGTAAGCACTCCCAGGCTAGCCAGTAAACATCACTTTGTTTCTCATCATCTCTAAAGGCTTTGTGAAAACCTTTTTTAGCATACTGCTCAAAGGCATACTCAATACGGGGCGTAATCTTATGCTCGGTTACGCTGCCGTCTGCCCTTGTTATTTTAAGCTGTGCCATTGTTGCCCCTTTGTTTTAGTTATGGTGTGGTGTCTACTACGATAGGTGAGTTACAAGTAAATGTAATGCTCTGTGTAGAAATATCGCCAACAGCGCCGTTTATGTCTGTAGTGTTATTAACTAATACTGTGGTTTGATATTCTGGGTTAGTTGCAGATATTACCGCGCTAGTTTGTTTTAATGTTAGCGGTACAGTAGTACCCCACGCGGCTTGCAAGGTTGCAAGTACGTTTGATGTTGCCGTATCGTTTAGAAAATCAATTGTGATAGTGCTGGCCTCTAAACCTTTTACAAACTTATGTGCGGTATCGCCCATAGCTGTAACTTCAAGTTCATCAAAACTACGGTTAATAGTTGCGCTAGTAACGTGGTCTGATAGGGCTACGCTGTTAAGCGTTACTACTACGCCGTTGCTTAAAAAAATTGCCATTAGTTATGCCTCGTTTTCTGTTGTCGGTGTTTCTGTGTCTTTTACTGCTTTTTGCTTTGTTTCTTTAACCTCTTTAGGCAGTTCTTGGCCTATCTTGATTAGAAACGCTTTATCCTCATCTGTTAGTGCCATTTTAGCTCCAGCTCGTTAGTACGGATATTTGTAAATCACTTGTAAGCAAGTCACCGCTTGGCAGCGTTAAAACGCTAGGTGCAGTTACAGCGGTAACGTTAAATACAATACTGCTAGCAGCCAATTTATTAAACACGGCTACTATCGTATCCTCTATGCCTTGTAGGTTGCCTTCATTAGAAAACATAGGCACGGTCATAATAATCTTAAAATTAGCTAGCGGCGCGATACTTGCGTAAGAATTATTGCTAGGCGTTAGGTAAGGGTCTGCCGGGGCTACTACTACGCTGTTAGCTACTATTGTGCTAGGTGGAAAGCTAAAGGTAGACCAAACCGCATTATTAGCTAGTGCAGCAGCTATAGTAGATCTAAGCGTAGTTATCGCGGCTGGCATTATCCGACCATAGCGCTAGGGTTAAGATACGGCGCTAGCAGGCCGCGTACAGATGCCATAAGGGTATTACTCATCTTAAATGGGCTAGGGCTAAAACCATCTACGCTTACCCCGCCTGCCTGTGTGCTAAATCGGCTTGTCCAAATATTCTCAGCTATCATCAAAGCAGCAGCGTTTATAGCAGGTGTATTAGCGTAGCTTGCGGTCTTTGTATCCTCACCCGTCATAGTGCCGCTAGGTACTACGCGCCTAAAGTTTTGGTCAGCTGCCGTTTTTGCATATTGTATAAAGCTGTAACCCTGTGGGTATTGGTAATAATTAAGCTGTAAATTAAATGCTGGTAATAAGCTAGTGCTACCAGAACTAAAAGGCAGGGTGCTAGTAATTGTGTAGCTGCCGTTAAAAGTAGTGCCAGCCCCGGCTACTGTGACGGTTTGGCCAGTAGTAAATAGGCCGGGGTTGGCTATCATCACCGTAGCTACGTTACTTACTAACGCTGTCCCAACTACAGGTGCAGAGTCAAACCATAAAAAACCGTTTATTAAATCCTGTGCCGCTTGGCAAGTGTCCTCTATCCAGGTGTAGCTATCGTACAAAGTGCCTACGCCTAATGATGCTTTGAGTGTTGCAGCTGTTACATAAGTAGCCGGCATATTTGTACCTTTCTTTGTAGGTCTGGTAGAGCCAAAGGGCTAAGGCCCTACCAGACTATTAGTTATTTATTAGCTGATATTTAGGCGGCAGATACCGTATGGGATTTTTGCAATAGTTGCCATAAAGCCATAGATAGCTACTTGTACCTGTAGATTTGATACTACGTTTACGCTCATATAAGCCTGTGGGCTTTCATAAACAGTAAATGCCTCTGGCGCAAGAATAAACGCAGAGTTATCAGCAACTCCAGCGGTCATAAATCTATCTACATAAAGATCTAGACCTAATACGTTACCGCGTACAGAGTTATTAGCTACCTGACCAGCTGCGTTAGCAAGTGCTGCCGCGTTTGGCTGGTAAGCGTTGAAAATTGGGCGGCCTGTGGTATCTACTGCACCTAGTAGTAGGTTATAAATACCTGTGCTGCCTACAAAGTTCTGTGCAAAGTAGCCGCTGTTTTTGTAGACGTTAGCTGTACTTTCAGCGGTGTAAGAAATTAAACCTGCCGCTGTAGCCGCTACGCCTGTGCTAGTAAAGCCTGTTGCGTTAATTGCAGTAATTACCGCTTGGTCTGTTGCGTTCATATACGCATTTTGTAATTGTTGTGTTAACTCAGCAAAAAAGCCCGGATTATCTGTGCGCTCTAGCAACTCAACACTAAGGGTATTCATACCTGAATACTTATTTACAGTACCGGTTAAATACTGGGTTACCATACCTGTATTGGCTACAGCCCCGGCCTCAGCTTCAACGGTTACTACAGGTGCTACACCTGAAAGGCCGCCCTCTGAGTCTACAAGTGCAGGCACGTTAATTGTGTTGCCCTTAGGTGGCAAAACTCCACGGCTGCAAGCATCTATAGCGCTGCGTGGAAAACGTGTGTTTGTAATAAACTCTGTTAGATACTGCGTTGGATTAAATGCAGGGTTTGTAGTCCAGCTATCATCTGCAGCTGTTACATATAGCTTTGACTCATCATTACCTAGAGCAGCTTTGATTTTATGCTCTGTGTATGCGCCCATAGATGTAATCGGTGTGCGTACTCTTTGTGAGTTTAGCGCACTTGGCTTAATAATTCTGCGCGCGGCTTCTACTGGTTCAGTAGCGCCCGCGGCTTCATCATCTTTATAGCTAACGCTCTTTAGCGTTACTGTCGCACCGTCTGGTAGGTAAGTACCTTCCGCTGCCATTTCTTCCGGGGCTTTATCCACGGTTTCTCCTGTCGTTTCTGTCGGTTGGTTTGGATCTACTGCGTTTTCTTGTGCAGCAATTTTTAACACGGCAGCGCTTGGAAATGCAGCGCTCTCTACTAGAGATACCTCTTTCAAGGTAGCAGCCGTAACTAGCAGATAATCTTTTTCTTGGCGTGAGTCTTCTACCTCTACACCTACGCTAAGCCCATCCATTAGCTGTTCTTGTGCAAGCAAAATTGCATCACTACCGCGGGTGCTAGCGCTTACCTTAAAGCTGCCATACAAACCCGTTTTATTACTGGTAACACTCTGCATACGCCCTACCGGTTTAGAATTATCGTGCGACATCAAAAGCTTAACTTTGCTTGGCTCTGGCACGATTATAGAGTTTTCTGCAAACACTACGCGCCCGGCGCTTGTGTTGCCTACCTCGCCATAAGGTGCAATTTTGCCGCTAATTGTGCGCCTATCGCCGTTATCTACTGCCTCTATGTTGCCGCTAAATGTTAGTAGCATTTACTACTCCTTTATCTAATCCATCTGGGCTTAATTCCTCTAACGCCTGGGCTTGCTCTACTGTAATTAGACCTAGCGTTAGCATTTTCTCTATTGCCTCTAGTCTTTTAAGCGTATCAGCGCGTAAAAATGTTTCATCAAGTGCAAATCTAACTATGTTGCCGCGCCGCGTAATATCATCCATAGACAAGCGGTTTTCTATAGCGCTAATAAACGGCTGTAATGAGTAAGCTACAAACTCTTTACGCCCATCTATAATATTTTGGTAAGTCATTGAGTTATTCATATCTGCGCTTATGTAATATGCCGGTACGTTCATTAAACGGGCTATCTCTGTAGCTAAATACTGTGATGCCTCGTTATACATCATTTCTTTAGGTGAGTAACCAACAGTTTGATAATCTAACGTGCTAGTTAAATAAGCCGTACTGCGTGAGTTACGCGCGGCTTTCCACGCTGCCAGTAGGCCGCTAATTTGTGCCTCTGGTAAATCTGCCCCACTATTCTTAATAAATCCTGTAGCCATAGGCGTAGCAGCTGCAACGCTAGCCGCTTTTTGTATATCTAACGCGGCCTGTATTGTGCGCCCGCCTGTTTCTAATACACCTGGTAACAAACTTTGGAAAGTAACTAGCGATCCTACGCCGCTATCTGGTACGCGTTGCCCGTTTATAGAGTAGTAATCAACTTCATCACCGTATTTGTCTGTAGTTACTGTAACGCGCGTATTAGCTACCCACTCAAAGCCGCTAGGCCTCAAATCATCTTGATAAACAGAATTAACACGCAGATAACCGACCCCGTATAGTAATAATGCCTCTACTAAATAACTTATAGTTACGCTGCGTGGCTGTCTTAAATCCAACTGATCTAGCCAAACTGGGTTTTCTAATTTACGCCCTGTACTTTTTTGTATTAGCTCTAAATCTATACTTGCAATAACGCCACAGATTAAGTTACGGCATCTAGAAACTGCGGGTACTTGGAGAGCCAAGTTTCTATCTATAAACGGTACGCCGTTTGTATTGTATAAACCGCCAAAACTATAAACACCCGCGCCGTATGTCTGCGACATAATAGGCGGCGATAATTGCGCCTCTATATCTTTTTTGCCTATGCCTAGTGTTTGCAGTAATCCCATAGAGCGTATTATTGCCTAAAGGTCAAGTATATCTTTACCATACGCCTTGGGCGTGTCTAGCTTCT